AATGGCATCATTAACCGGTCAATTAGTAGCGGAAACATACAAAGCATTGTTGAAATTAATCGACAATGATATTCTAACAGCAAGCGAAAAGCAAATCACGGATGGTTTTGGGGGTGGATCAAACGTTTTCATTGATTCACAAGGCTTTTTAAGAGCCAACAAATACAAAATTACAAATGGATTAGCCACACAATTTTTAAAGGCTGATGGATCGTTGGATTCAAACGCATATTTGACATCGATTACAGGTGCGCAGGTCATTACGGCATTAGGATACACACCTGTTCCAACGACACGAACAATCACAATCAATGGTGAAACGCACAATTTGGCTGCGGATAATTCGTGGACGGTTGGTGGAACGGCTGCAATTTGGGGAAACATCACAGGAACATTAAGCAATCAAACTGATTTGCAGAATGCGTTGAATGCCAAATACAACAATCCAACAGGTACGATTTCACAATACATTCGTGGAGATGGTACGTTGGCAACATTCCCAACGATGCCGGGAGGTTTACCAACAGGCGGCACAGCAGGCCAAATTTTAGCCAAAATAGATGCAACCGATTACAATACCCAATGGATTGATAATTACGCAACACAGACCAAAAATGAGGTCAAATTGGGGCAAGCAATATCCAAAGGGATGGCGGTTTATGTTTCGTCGGCCAACGGAACAAATATCATTGTTTCTAAGGCATCAAATACAAGTGAAGCAACATCATCAAAAACGTTTGGTTTACTTGAAACAGGAGGTGCAACAAATGATATTGTTAAATGCGTGACATTTGGATTGTTAGCCGGATTGGATACATCAACAGCACAGGCAGGTGATCCTGTTTGGTTAGGTGTAAATGGTGCATTGATTTTTGGTTTAGCAAATAAGCCTGTAGCACCTGCGCATATGGTTTACATTGGTGTTGTGACACGTGTTCAATCCAACAATGGTGAAATCTTTGTAAACGTTCAAAATGGGTTTGAAATTGAAGAATTACACGATGTATTGATTCAATCTAAGGCAAACAATGATGGAATTTTTTACGAATCATCAACTGGATTGTGGAAAAATAAAAGCATTGCAACGGTATTAGGATACACACCACAAGCACAGTTGAGTGGAACAGGATTTGTGAAGGCATCAGGAACAACAATCACATACGACAATTCAACGTATTTGACCACAACGGATGCAGCAACCACATACCAACGTATAGATAAAATGGTTTCAAATCTGTTGCCATCGGCCACAGAATACCCAAATTCAAACGCAGTCATTGCAGCATTAGCATTGAAAGCCGATGCTGCCAATCCTGTATTTACAGGGAATATGACAATTTCAGGCGCAGAACCTAAATTGTATTTTACAGACACAGATCAGAATCCGGACTATTTTATTGGAGTGGATGCAGGATTTTTCCGTGTATATGATCAAACAGCCGGTGCAACACGTTTTGTAATCAATTCGGATGGCAATATCAGCACAGGAACAGGCAAATCAATCACGGCAGGATCATTCATAAAAGATGGCGGAACAGCAACGCAATTTTTGAAAGCGGACGGATCAGTTGATTCAACAGATTACGCAACGGTTGCATCGTTGTCCAATTATCTTTTGAGTGCAACGGCTGCATCGACATACCAAACATTAGCTAATTTATCAACCGATCTAACAGCATCAGCAACTAAATATCCATCGGTAAATGCAGTCAATACAGGATTGGCAACCAAACAACCATTGGATGCAGATTTGACAGCAATTGCAGGATTGACAGGTACATCCGGATTTTTGAAGAAAACAGCAGCAGATACGTGGACATTGGATACAAGTACCTATTTGACCACAGGTGATGCATCCACAACATATTTGGCGATTACAACGGCGGCATCGACATATCAGCGATTAGACAAAATGGTGTCTAATTTATTGCCGAGTTCAACGGAATATCCAAACAGCAATGCGGTGATTAATGCGTTGGCTTTAAAAGCAGATGCAGCAAACCCGGTGTTCACCGGAAATATGACCATAAGTGGTGCAACACCAAGATTGTATTTTGTAGATACAGATCAAAACCCTGATTACACGGTTTTCATTGATTCAGGGTATTTCTATATTTATGACCAAACGGCAGGTGCAACAAGATTTTCAATAAATTCATCAGGGAATATCAATACAGGTGTTGGTAAAAGCATCACAGCCGGTTCATTTATAAAAGAAGGCGGAACATCAAGTCAATTTTTGATGGCTGATGGTTCGGTTTCAACATTTGCAGGTGTTACAGGATCAGGGACAACAAATTATATTCCAAAATGGACATCAGGAAGCGGTTTAGGGAATAGTTTAATTTATGATGATGGAACAAATGTTGGGATTGGAACAACAGCGATGTATGGTAAATTGTCTGTTTCATCACATAATTCACAAGGTGTAAGAATAGATACAAATGCAGGCTACCCTGCTTTAAGTATAAGCGGAACGGGCCAAATCTATGTTGATGCTCCCGGTATTGTTGGTGGCAGATTTGCGATTTTTGATAATGGAAATACATCAATTGGATCAAATACTGATTCCGGTTTTAAATTAAATGTAAACGGAACAGGTAGATTTGTTGGAAATTTAAAATTATCATCTGGAGGTACATTAAATATAGTGCCAACATCTTATGGTAGTAATGGATTTGTTGCTTTTAGAAATATAGCAGATACAGCAACACGATGGAATGTTTATAATTATACAATTGGAGGTACAACATATGGTTCATTGCAATTTTCAACAGGTGACGGTGTTGATAAATTACGAATTGAAGAAAATGGGGCAGCAACATTTGCAAATTCAATCACAGGTAATGGAAATATTGACATAAATTTAACGAGTCCATTATTTATTGCTAATGCATCAAGTGCATCATATTTTGGCGGATTAAGTATTAGGCAATCGGGGACAGAAAAAATTAGATACGCAGCCAATAGTGATGTTGGAGGGTATATTTATTCAGCAACGTGGAATGGGTTTTCTTTTTTGTCTGATTCAGGAACATATATTAGAATAAATACAAATGGAAATGTTGGCATAAATACAACAACAGATGCAGGATATAAATTTGATGTAAATGGTACAGGAAGGTTTAGTACATCATTAGGTGTTGGTGCAGGAGCAAGTAATACCACATTTCAAGTAAATGGCGATTGGGTTAGTGGATATAGTACAGTAAGAATACAAGGAGCAACAAGTAGTCAAGTTGGATTGGGGTTATATGATATAGCCGGTGCAAGAAAATTTGTTTTTGCAAGCACAGGTTCAGTTGGATACATTGAAACTGCGACAGGAGTACCTATTGATTTCCAATTAGGTGGAACATCAAGAATAAAAATGTCTGCAAGCGGTGTTTTAGGAATTGGCGATTTAGATCCAACAAACACATATTTATCTGTAAAAGGTGATTGGCCATCAGGTTACGCAACAGTAAAAATTGCCCCAAGTACATCCTATGCATCAGGTGGATCAGCAGGTATTGGTTTATTTGATAGTAATGGATCAACAAGATTTGCATATTTTGCAGCTAATAATAATCAAATTGAATTATGGGTTGGTGCTAATAAACCTTTATTGTTTGGTACTGCCGATACAGAACGTGCAAGATTGACAAATATTGGCAATTTTTGGATAGGTGGCACAAATTTTGGTGGTGATGCAAAATTAGGTGTTTCAAATGGAGGATATGAAGCTATTGAATTTAATCCATCGATTTCGGCAAATGTAACTAGAATTTTATCTTATAATAGAAACACATCTGTTTACATTAAAAATTTACAGGTTGCATCTGATTTTCAATGGCAAATTGGAGGAAATGATAAAATGAGATTATCCCCTGATGGCCAATTAATTGTTGGTGATACATCAATGACATATACAAATTCATCGCAAGGATATATGGCAGGATTTAAAGGTGGCATAACATCGCAGGCATATATTTCAATTGCAACAAGTAATCACGCATTAGCATCACAAGGAGTTATAATTGGATATGATACATCATATGCACGTTTTCACGTTAGACAAAATTTAGGAATATCATTTGGTACAAATGATACATCTGAAAGGATAATTATTACAAATACAGGTAATTTATTAGCAGGTAGAACAGCAGATAGTGGTGAAAGAATACAAGTGACAACAGGGAACGCAACGGCAATTCGTATTGATACAAATGCCAATTATAATGCAATAAACATTGGCGGATACGGAAACATTTCTGTTGATTATCCCGGAATTGGTGGTGGTAGATTTTATTTAGATGGAGGTGGTGCATTGACAATTCGGCAATCAATGACAGCCACATCATTTTTTGAATCATCAGATTTTAGAAAAAAGAAATTAATTGAACACAATCCAATTGTGGCAGGAATTGAAAATTTACAATGCAAATTGTATGAAAAGGATGGCAAAATAGAATTAGGATATTTTGCACAGGATGCTGAATTAATTATGCCGTATGCGGTGACAAAAAATGCAGATGGATTTTTAAATTTATCGTATCGTGAGGTTCATACAGCTAAAATTGCACGATTAGAACAAAGGGTTGCAGAATTAGAAAAACAATTAAACTTGAATTGATATGCAATGGACATCAGTCGCATCTAATCAAACTGTTTCGTGGGATAGCTTGATTAATGCCTGCAATAATGGGTATTATCTGCAATTGCTACCAATGCCACCATCAGGCGAATCATCTTTGCGTTGCGTTAGGAGGGAATTGATTCAATCATATATTGAAATCCAATCTGCACCATTGTCGGGTGTGCCAAATAATGAATTGGTGGTCAAAAGCCAATTGGTTGCGGTTACATATACATATTATCAATTAACAGCCTGTGATGGCGGTGCAGGTGCGTGGACACGTATTGCCCCAACATTAGGAGTTGGCCAACGTTATATTTTACCCGGATTTACCAACAGGTTTTTTTATTACAATGGTATTTCACAAGGGCCACAAACTAACATTCCATCCGGATACAACGGATCAATTCAGATTGTGAGTGGTGCAACGTATTGTCCATAATGAGTATATTTGCATATTATTAATCCAATCAACATAAAAAATGGGAAAATCAATTAAAAAGAATTACGCAGAAATCATTGTATTAGCGCAGGTTTTAAGAGGCTTTGCAGAAGATCAAAAAACAAAAACGCAAAAGAAATTGGCTAAAATCAGCGAGAAATTGAAGCCATATTTGGAAAAATATGATGAATTAGCAGATGATTTGCGTTTAGACAATGCATCAGTTGATAAAGATGGCAACCTATTATTGAAAGAAAACGGCGGCTATTTTTATACAAAAGAGAATTTGAAGAAATTAAACGCAGAATCTAAGAAATTGAATTTGACTGAGGTTGAATTTGAGGTGATTGAAATCATCAATCCGGATGGATTAGAAGAATTTGTGTGGTTGAAAGATTGGGTGAATGGAGTTGATTTCAAAGAAATTGAAATAGAAACAGTAGAAATTTAAGATAATGAAAACAATCGAACCGGTTTCAATTTGGGACAATGGCAAAACATTAAGTGCAACCATTTTAAATGCATATGCGGTGAATGTAACGTTGGGAAAATCAGCAACGTTTTATTATTCATTAAATATGAAAAATGATGATGAATCATTAGGCGCACAGGTTGCACAAGGCAATTTAACAATGACAGGTGAGGCATATGCACAATGGGAAGTTGATGCCTATGCGTGGAGTTGGGTTGCAGAGCAATTAAATTTGACCATCACAGGCGATTACATTCCACCTGTGCCACCACAACCTGAACCACAACCTGAAACACCTATTGATCCGGCAGTCGAATCACCGGCAGTTTAGATGGCATTAGTAAACGGCACAAATGTTGTTTTGTACGAAGGCGATGTGGCATTAGGACATTCCAAATCAGCCACAATGTCTTTGCAAATGGATATGGCCGAATTTACAAACAAAGATTCACAAGGTTGGAAAGAGGTGTTGGCCGGTAAACGTACAGCATCTTTTTCAGCCGAAGGGTTGATTGATTATTCTGATCAGGTCAATTTTAATGACTTTGCAGAACGGATCATCACACGATCTGAGGTGCAATGGGTTTTCCAAACTGAGGGGATGTTTTACTATGGTTTAGGATATATCAATCACGTTGAACAGGTTAGCCAAATGGAAAACGTTTCAACGTATTCAGTTGATTTCACAGTTTCGGGCCGTATTTACACCGATGCACGATTGATTTGGAATCAGGTGTTTACCAATTGGGAAAACTTAAATATTCAATGGCAAAATGTATAATTGAATTTCAATATATTTGCATAAAATAAGAGCATAAAAATTAAACAAAAATATGGCAACATCGGGAGTATTTAACGGCACGAACCTATTAATCAAAGTTGAGGGAACGGCTATTGCACACACAACATCTTGCACATTGTCTATTTCACAAGACATTGCAGATGCAACAACAAAG